GGCTTCTGCACACACCTTGAGGTGGACTCCGAGAGCCGCACCACCGAAGCCTCCTTCGCATTTATGACACCACAAGACCCCGAGGATTTTGCGGGTCTGATGGTGCGTCTTGCCAGTGGCATCGAAGTAATGATCGAAGTGGAGGACGAAGATGATTGAATATCGCGGCGAAAAATTCAGCGGTTACAACAAACCAAAGCGCACACCAGGCCACGCAAACAAAAGTCATGCGGTGCTTGCCAAAGAAGGCGAGACAGTAAAGCTGATCCGTTTCGGCCAACAGGGCGTAACAGGCAGCCCAAAGAAGGAAAACGAAAGCGAATCCGCCCGCAAACGCCGCGAAGCATTTAAAAAGCGTCATGCCGCTAATATCAAAAGAGGTAAAATGTCCGCCGCTTACTGGGCAAATCGCGAGAAATGGTGACTAAATGACCTATGCAGTTCCCGGCCAGATCCGCACCCATCTTGTAAGTTCCAGCACCCTTGGTGGAGCAGACAGTCCGTTCACCCGCACGCAAGCGGTGTTGGACATGATGAAGGGCTGGGAAATCATGAGGGCCGTAACCCTTGGTACGGAATACCTTCGCGAAAACAGTGAAACTTTTTTACCAATCGAACCCCGCGAGGACTACACCGCATATTTAGCGCGTGTAAACCGAGCCGTATTTTCACCCTTTACGCAGCGCCTGGTGCGTGCTGCAGCGGGACTTATTCTGCGCAAGCCCATCAGTTTGATAGGCGACCCATATTGGACAGATATTTTTGCAAAGGACGTTGATGGCTGCGGTTCAGATCTAGACGAGTACGCCCGCCGCTTGGTGCTGTGCTCCCTAAACTACGGCCATTGTCATACACTAGTAGATTTCCCTGCACCAACGGGTGCCCGCAGCCTTGCGGAAGAACGTGAACTTAACCGCCGCCCCTACTGGATTCAAATCGAACCAGAGAACATCTACGGCTGGCGCCTGGACCGTGAAGTCAACTATGGCAACCTTGTACAAGTCCGCATTAAAGAAAAGGCGGTAGTTCCTGACGGCGAATTTGGCGAAAAAGTTTACGACCAGATTCGTGTAATCGAGCCCGGCCAGTACCGCATTTACCGCCAAGTAGAAACGAAAAAGGACATGCAGGGAGGCTTCCCATATCCAAATGCCTTCGACGCAACGGACTCCACATCCGACTACGAATTAGTGGAATCAGGTGACTACAGCCTTGGTAAAATCCCTCTAGTAACGGCGTATTCCGGCAAGGTAGACACTCTTACGAGTAAGCCACCATTACTAGACATTGCCTATTTAAACCTTGCTCATTTCCAACGCCAAGCCGACCTAATCCACAGCCTCCACATCGCAAGCCAGCCAACACTAGTTCTCGAAGGCTGGGACGATCAATCCAAGGACATGGCTGTCGGTGTCAACTACGCCATGGCCACCCAACCAGGCAACAAGGTTTACTACGTCGAACCTGCCGCCAGTGCATTTGAAGCCCAGTCCAACGAAATCCGCGAGCTACAGATGCAGATGGCCACTCTCGGCATCAGCACACTTAGCCAACAAAAGTTTGTCGCCGAGTCTGCCGATGCCCGCCGCCTGGACCGTGTAGACACAAACTCAATGCTGTCGATGGTATCTCTGGACTTGGAGCAAGCCCTACAAAAATCGTTCAATTTAGCCGCCGACTATGTAGGAATCGAACCACCCGAAGTAAGGATCAGCCGCGATTTTGACATTGACCGTTTAATCGGTCAGGACGTAACCGCGTTGACGGCATTGTTCGAGCAAGGTGTCTTGGGCCGCGACGAGTTCCGTCAAATCCTTGTCCAAGGTGAAATCCTGCCTACCGCTAGTGAGAAACAGCAGGCTGGTACTACAACTGAGGACAGTGAGCCCGACCCAGAAGAAAATTAAGCGCAAACCTATGGGTTCTTGTAAACTACATAAGTAGACTAAACAAGTACATGGAGTATGCCCACATGGGTAAGTCACTAGAAAAAGTACTGAAACCCGATGGTTCGGAAGTATGGGAACTTGTCGAGTTGCGTGAACAGCAGCCCGAACCAGAACCCGAGGTATGCAAAGCTGTGCGTAAGCCCAGGTCATCAAAGCCTGCGGAAAAACCCCCTACATCTACTTTTGACTTCTGAACATGGAAGAGCAAGTCATCCAGGAAACGCCCGTGGCGAGTCCTGACCAGCCCGTGGCTGCAGCCGACACCGCTCCACAGCAACCAGACCCTGCGCTTGCTGTAAAAGCCGAATACGAGACCCAGCTTGCTGCATTAAAAGTGCAAGCAACTGAAGCCGAGGAACGTTTCCAAGGCATCAAATCCAAGCTGGACGATGTCTACAAAAAGCAGGACGACCAGCGCAAACAAACGCTGGAAGACCAAGGCCAATGGAAAGATCTTTGGGAGGAAGCTAACAAAAGCGCCCAAGAAAAGGACATCCAGATCAGCGCATTGGAGCGTCAGTTGGCAGACATGAAAGTTTCCAATGAAGAAGCATCCATGCGAACCAGTGCCTTATCAGCGATTAGCCGAGCCGGTGCCATCAACGCCGAGCAAATGCTGCAGCTGGTACAAAACAACCTGCATAAAAAGGAGAACGGCGACGTTGTAATTTTGGACAAAGGTGTCGAGCAGGATATTACTAACTACTTAGGCAATTTAAAGAACCCTGGTTCAGGTTTTGAGCACCACTTCAAGCCCAGCAGCGCCGCTGGCATGGGGGCCAAGCCCACACCAAATTCTGCTATTGCCCCTGGGATGGCTAATCCATTCAAGGCCGGTAGTATTAACATAACGAGACAAATGCACTTAAAAGCAGAGGAGCCTGAACTTGCAGCTGTGCTGGAAAGGGAAGCTTCTTTGTAGCCCCGGTGGGGCTTGTCTCACCAAGTCCGTGGCTTGGACCCCGCACACACCTTTAACGTTGGTTTTCTAAGATGGCCGCACCATTTCAGAATTATTCCGGCGGTGTCCTTCTCGCGGACATCGTAAAGAGGAATAATCTCAGCACCTATGTGTCTGAGGCAGTAAAAGAGCGCAGCTTGTTTCTCAAGTCTGGCGCTGTTGTTCGTAATCCATTGTTGGATGCCCGCGAAGGCGGCACCCGCATCCAAGTCCCTGAGTTCAATCCAGTATCTCCAACTGAGGAGATCATGGACGGTACAGCTACGTGGGGCACAAGCACCGCTGGCTACCTGACTCCACAGAAGATCGGCACCGGAACCCAGATTGCTTCCATCTGCCATCGCGGTTTCGCGTATGCAGTGGATGACGTTGCAATGTTGGCAGCGGGCGAAGACCCAATGCTTCACATCCGCAACCAGCTTGCCGATGCAATCAACAAACTGAACAGCGCACGCCTGTTCTCCCAGCTTGCTGGTTTGTTTGGTACTGCATTGTCTGCCCATTCTTTGGACAAGGCAATTGCTGCAACCTCAGGACAAGGCGAAGCCAACTTCCTGACCGCAGCCACATTGGCTGAGGGCCGCGCTGCTCTTGGCGAGCGTGGCGATGAGTTGGACACCTTGATTGTCCACCCATCCGTTGGTTTCTACCTGTATCAGGTTGGCCTTCTTACCTTCAGCACCTCTGCACTGGCCGCTTCTGGCGCAGTGACTTGGGGCGGTGGCGGCGTAGGCGTCGGTGCTCGTAGCATCGGCGAATTTGCTGGCTGCAACGTGGTCATGGACCCACAGGTCAACACTGTGATCCCTGGCACGGCAACCCACGTCAAGGAGTTCCGCTGCTACCTGATGAAGGGTGGTTCAGTTCTTGAAGGCGTCCAACAGGATCTGCGCATTGAAGCAGACCGCAACGTGCTCTCGAAGCAAGACGTCCTTTCTGTGGACTACCACACCGCCTATCACGTGATGGGCACCAAGTGGACGAGTGCTGGTGACAACCCCACCAATGGCACTCTGGCCACTGCTGGCAACTGGTCAGCCACTTACGACACCGACCTAATCCCTATGGTCGAGTTGATCGTCAACAGCCCACTGGACACCAGTGCAATCGCCTGATAAGTCCAGCACAAGCTAATACTGCCCCGCTTCGGCGGGGTTTTTATTGGGCTAAAATCAGGGAAAGTATCCCTGCAGTCTTGTGGCCGCAACCATCGATGCCACATTGAAGGGCGAAAATTCCAACAGCTTTGTAACGCTGGCGGAAGCAAACGCCTATTTCGAGACCGTTCCAAGTTCTTCAACCTGGGACGACAAAACTGACGACCAAAAAAACCGCGCCATTATCAGCGCAACCCGCTGGATCGACGTACTTAATTTTTATGGCGACCGTTGTAGTAGCGGCCAAGCCCTGAGTTGGCCCCGCAACAACTACCACGTTGACCGGGTGGAACTAACTTGTTCCGTGATTCCAGCCGACATCAAATACGCCACCTATGAGCTGGCACGTGCTTTAGCAAACGACACCGATGCCGTAACTGGCAACACCGGAACTGAAGGTTTGTATGAAGAAGTCGAGCTAGGCGACCTGAAAGTGAAATACAACACAGAGAGCCAGGCGATTGGGTCTGTGAACAACATTTTTGATGTCTACCCCTGGTTACAGTCTTACCTTGGAGCGTTCACCTTAGGCGGTTCTGGGGGTTATCAAGTTCGTGTGGTAAGAGGTTAAAATGGCACTTATTGACAATGTTTTTTCTAAAATACCAGCAACACTGTTAAACCAGTGGGGCTTAGACATGACGTATGTAAAAGCAGCAACTTCTGAAGTTTACGACCCAGCCACCGGAACAATTAGCGGTACAGAAACCAGTGTTTCACTAAAGGGTGTGATTTTAAGGCTGAATCCAAAAGAGCTTAACGGCGATTATCAAACGAATGATATTAAGGTAATTATCGGCAACGAAGAGCTTGGCGATTATTATCCAAACGTCCGTGACCGACTGCAATACACGGAGTCTGGATCAACACGCGAGGGCCGAATTGTCGATGTAGAGTCCTATCGTGGTGATAACGCAATCATGCACAACATAATTCTGAGGCCGCAGTAATGGCTAAAAGTCAGCTTAACGATCTACTCCAAGACCTTGACAGGCTAGCGGTCAGCCTAGCTTTTACCGGTCGGGCAAGAGCTGCAGAAGAAATCGTCAAAGATTTGCAGGAATTAAGCCCTGCCTGGACCGGTAAGTTTAGAAATTCTTGGTACATCGAGACACCAGACGGCACAAAAACAGGTGGCCAAGGGCAACATGGACAGGCGATGCCTGTGCTTGCGCCAAAAGTCAGTGGCCTTGAATCAGCAACAGCACTGTTTAACAAAGTTTTCGGGGGCTCTGGAGCGAAAAGGTTATTTACGATAGGAAATTCTGCAGGTTACGCAGACCAAGCAACCGATTTAGCGCCGTACATTCCAGGAAAGCTCCCCAAGAAAAAAGCTAGTACTAAATTTGGCCGAAAGTTTGGTATTAGACCTCTAGGTGCAGTGAGAGGGGATGTTTCCGGGTCAGGAGGCAATTCCAGCAGCGCACCACTTGACTGGTTTTCCAATTATCAAGGTAGCGGTAGGGCAGACAAGGCAGTAGAACGCGCTTACAACAAAGGATTTAAGGGGTTTAGGCGATGAACTATCAAAGTATCCGAGCTGAGTTTGAAGCAGACCTTTATACGGCGTATAACGCTTTAAGTCCTGCCGTTCCAGTTTATTTTGACAACACGTTTAATACAGTTTCTGACGTTGACACTGAGTTCATCCACGTCAACCTGCAGTTTGGCCTTACGACCGAAACGACATTAACTACGCAAAGTGACTACATCAGGGGCACTATTGTTGTCCGTGCTTACACCGAAAAAGGCAAAGGCCCCGCACGTAACCAGACCTTGATCAGTACAGCTGTCACCACTTTGCAGGCTTTAAGCGACCAAGCCAAAGCCAGCACAGGGGTTTACGTACGCATTGGAGCGTTAAACGGCCCAAGCTTTGGAACGACTACTGGAGCGACCGAATCTCGTTTAGCACTTACTCCCTTTTTTGTTTCTAGAGTTGACACAAGTTTTACGGCCCAAGTTCTTTCTTAACTAAAGGCTTAAGCTAAACTGTAAGTAGCCGGGCTGTGCCCGCGTACATCCCCCAAAAAAGGTTATTCCCATGGCCACCGTCCTTTCGGGCACTTCCGGCGCCCTGTATTACAAACCAGCCGGTACATCAGTCACCACGTTGGCAGTTGGTGCTTTTCCTGCCAGTGGCAGTGACATCACTGTTGGAACTTTTCTAGGCTTCAAGGTCAACGATCCAGTAACTCTTGCATATCCATCTGGTGCGAGCGTTACCGGAGCAATTGCTGCAGGCGATTACTTTGTCCTGACCTATGTGGAAGCGACAGGCGTCATGACTGTCAGCTCCACTGTGGGTGGTTCTGCTGAATCAGCGACTGCCGCACCAACAGCGTTTGGCACTGGAACAGCAAGCATCACCTACACGGCTGCAGAGTCAGTGGGTCAGGTTCGAGAGTGGAGCTTTGAAATTACTCGCTCTGAGATCGATGTAACGACCATTGGCCAAACTGTTTCTGGTACAGCACCTTTCCGGGCTTATATCCCTGGATTTGCTGATGGATCGGGTTCTGCCACGGTTTACACGACCGATGATGACACTACGTTGTCCAGTCGTCTGATTGAAGATGTGATCAAGCGTGAGCAAAATGGTGCAACCATGAAGCTCTACATTGACCGCATTTTGTCTTCTGGAACGCCAGACGACACTACCAGCCGTTCAATTGAAGTTCCAGTCATCTTGACTTCAGCCAGCTTGAACGTGAACCCAGATGATGGACAAAGCGTGGAAATCGCTTTCCGTCCTAGTGCCGCTCCTACATTCGACCTCAGCAAATCCTGATAGTCAATTGTTTGAACGAAATAAGGCCCCGGTTCGCCGGGGTTTTTTATTTGCTCCTTTAAGCTGCTATACTAAAGCCATAAAGAAGTATTCAAATGGCTGCAGCACTTCGCGCAATTGATCGTTTACGCAAAGCTGCCAATCTAGAACCTATCAAGAAAGATGTAGAACTTTCTGATGGTTCAGTATTTGAGATGTGGGTTGCGCCACTGACGATGGCGGAACGTGAGCGGGCTCAAAAGCAAGCAAAGTCTGATGATGCAACAGCTTTTGCGCTCCAGCTGCTGATCAATAAGGCCAAAGACGAAACTGGGCAATCTTTATTCAAGTTTGGCGAGATCGATGTCTTGAAGAACGAAGTCAAGGACAAAGATTTGCAGGCTTTAATGCTTGCTGTTCTTTCGGACGGCAACGAGGATACCGAAAGCGACATGAAAAGCACTCCAGAGTGAGATCAAGGAAGATCCGTCTTTGCAATTTCAGTTCTTCCTAGCGGCAGAGCTGAAGATGACGCTTGGTGAGCTTCGCGCTCGAATGGGTCAGGAAGAGATGTTTGGCTGGCACGCATACTTTACTTATCGAGCGGAACAAGAGGAAAAAGCGTACCAGGACGCGAAGCGCAGAGCCCGTTAATATAGAGGTACTGCTGCAGTGACCCCTGGTGGCTTATAAGACCGA